GATGCTTTGCGCCTGATGCTTTGCGCCTGATGCTTTGCGCCTGATGCTTTGCGCCTGATGCTTTGCGCCTGATGCTTTGCGCCTGATGCTTTGCGCCTGATGCTTTGCGCCTGATGCTTTGCGCCTGCTTGGCAAGCAACAACGAAAAACTGCCCGGAAGGGCGGGAGGCTTATGGTACGCCTACACGCCTACACGCCTAAACTTGAAAAACGTCTACACGCCTATACTTGAAAATTCGCTGGAGTTTTAAGGCGGATTTTTTAGAGAAAAGGTAGACGGAATTTTATGGCGCATGACCGAGGGAATCACCGGGATTACTAGGAGAAGCTGCTGGCGGCGGGTGGCAAAAAAACTCCCGCACGAAGGCCCCTGGCCGCTGCGCGAAGGCTCGGCGGGCAACCCGCAAACGTGCGGGGATTTTGCCGGTGGCCAGCGGCCAGCGGACAGCTCCGCGACTTGACGTTTGGTGCCAGCCGGCAGGTTGGGCGCAGATATGGCCCGGCACCCCCCGGGGGTAATTTTGGAGATGGCCCCCGGCGGTTTAGGCCGGCAGAACTTAAATCTCTACACGCCTACACGCCTAAACGTAGGACCGGGCCAATGATCCACCCCGGCTTTTTTCCGGGAAGCTCTTCGGCGATGCGCCGCCGCGTCCGACGTGTCGATGCGCAGCGGTCCGCAAGCGCGACCGCATCAGCTTCAGCGCAACGGCGCGGAGGCAAAGGGGCTCGGAGGCGACGCGCCGGAGGCGAGCGGAGGCGCAACGGCGGCCGACGCGATCAAAAAAACTTTAGGTTTATTTTGCGCGTTGCAAGAAGCCTTGAAAGCTAGTAAATACGGGCCTTTATCTTGCTAAAAGCGCAGGCTGGCCTATTGCCGGAGAGACCCCCCTCGGGTAAATTTCAAAAATACTTTATTATAAACTTGCAAGTATGGGAACTTAGTTCGTACATTTGCAATCTACCCGGTGGTCATCTGACCGCCACAACTTAGACAACAATGAAAGAATCCACCACCCGCATCTCCGCCGCCGTCACAGAGATGCGCGAAGCACGGGCGAAGTACCTAACGACCAGGGATGCTTACGACACCGCAAACGAGGCCGCCGCGCTGGTGGACCGCGATGCCTACGCCGCCGCCGATGCCGCCGTCCGCGACGCCCTCGACGTCAAAATCTCCGCATATACCGCGTTCATCGTCGCAGCCCGCGTCGTCAGGTGCTTACAGAACAATAAAAACAAAGACCAATGAAATACAATACAGCCAAGTGCTCTCCCAGCGGTCTATTCCGCATATTCGGAGTGGCCCCAGAGGGGGTAAATTCTGAAGGCATCGCGCACAAACCGTGCGTGTGGATCGGAACAGTGATGACCCCGGAGGGGGTTGTCGAAATCGACCCAAAACTGAAACTGACATCAATTCTTCACCTTCGCTCGGCGGGCGGACGGCATACAGCCGAGCTTCCTGCGAGCGACCTCAATTTTTCCTAATATGAAAAAATGGTTCACTCGTGGCGGTCCTCGGACGCGCTACAACGCTCTCAACCCAACGACTGGCCAACTGGCCACTTGCATCAAGTTCGGGCACATCTACTCCTTCTCGGACGGCACGACGGTTTATTCCTGGAACATCCAGGAGCTGACCGCCTCTGAGTACCACACGCGCGAAACGCACAAGCAGGACTGACCTGCACCACTACCCCGCTCCAGCCCTCACAGGTCGGTGCGGGGATGCGGTGGTGCAGGGAGATTCTCCCGGCTTAACCCGGAGGCCGCGAAGGTCGCCACAACATAGAAACGATGAACTCAATCAATGAGGCCGCTGAGGCCGCACTCGCCGCTGGCAAATCTGCCGTAGTGGCGGCTGCGAAGTACATAACCGCAGCCGCCGCCGCCTCGGAGGCCCAGGAAGAAGCGGACAGAGCCGCCGCCAACGCGGACTACGCCGCTGACGCCGCTGAGGCTAAAGACCTGGCCGCTCGCGCCGCCGCTGAGGCCGTAGTCGCCGCCAAAGTGGCCTCCGCCGCCGCCGCCACCGCTGACGCCGCCGCCTCCGAGGCAGATTACATGACCTCCGAGACGGCCTACGCCGCCGCCGCAGCCACCGCTGACGCCGCTCACTTGGTCGCTGACGTGGCGCGGGCTGAATACACGACCGCACAAGCGGTCGCCACCGCCGCCTATGCCCTATACGCCGCCTGCGCCGCAGCGGATCAAAACCAAAAGCCATGAAAAGTGCAATTGCCGTTAACGCCGCCGAGGTCAAGTACCACGCGGCCAACGACGCCTTCGTCAACGCGCAGGCGCGTACATACGAGCTACTTCGCGCATACGAGGATGCTGCCGCCGCCGCAAACCTGAGCCGCACCGGGATGTTTGAGACGGTCTACGAGGCCGCTGAGGCATACGACGACGCCTTATGGCAGCTCGCCGCCCTCCGGGAAGCACGAGACGAAGCGTTGATGACGGCCTGCGCATCCTACTACGAGCACCTGACTAGCGCGAAAAGCCCCTCTCGGGTAAATTTGTAAAATAATCTACAATAAAGTTGCAGCTATCTAAACATAGTTCGTACCTTGCACCCAGACCGAAGGGGGCAATTCAGTAACCTTCAAAACTTAGAACAAGATGACAATTTATGACCTTGCCCGTGCCGAAGCGGATTATCTGACCGCCAAAGCGGCCCACCTAGCCGCCCGGGCGGCTGTTGCAACAGCCTTCGGCACTTTCGCCGAGGCAGACGCCGCTGGGGACGCCTCTGCTAACGAGTTGTACCGAGCCTGGAGCGAGGCCGCTCTGGCTCTTCAAACGGCCCACGATGGGCATCACAAAGCGGCCGCGAACGCTCGCGCCGCTGCTGACGCCGCCGAGGCTAAAGACCAGGCCGCTGTCGCCGCTGCTGACGCCGCCCTCGCCGCGAACGCGAACTACGCCGCTGACGCTCCCAAGGCAGATTGGGAGGCGGTGGGGGCGGCCCACGACGCCGCCCTCGACGCCGCCCTCGAGGCCGAGGACGCTCAATTGGCCGCTGATGCGGCGAGTGAATTATACAGGACCGCACACGCTGACGCCGCCGCCTCTGCCTATGCTCTTCGTACCGGCCGCATCTCTTGGGTGGTTCAAAATGAAAAGCCATGAAAACCACAGAAGATCAACTAGTCACGGAGATTAAACTCGCCCTCTTTGGGCTGACGACCGTGTACGGCTCCGTGCCCCTACAAGGGCGACAGCTAACGTACGCCAAGGGGGAACGACCCTATCGGCTCGCCGAAGCGGACGGAAAGCCAATTGCGGCCTTTGCTTCGCCGGAAGCGGTCGCCCAATTCCTGACAAAGCAATAAACCTTACCTTCACCAACCAGGCGGCTACCAAGCCTCCACAAAATTAAAGAACGTGAATTATTACGACGAAGCCGTCGAGCTGGTGGCTGCGGGCCACTGCGAGACCATAGTCGCTGCCCTCGCTGCCCTCGGTGCGCCGGTGCGACCTGCCTCAAGCAACCCAGCCTGGGTAGCTGTGATCCTAATGATCGCGCTATTCCTAACGTCGGGGACGCCGAAAACCCGATGCGTCGAAGGCACCGGGATGCTAAAGACGCGGGCCACGGAGCTACCGTGCCTCAACCAACGCACTCGAACGACCTACACGGGTGCGAGAGCCGAAGTGGTCTATAATGCGACGCCAGACAGCGTTGCTTACACTTACTGGCGCGAAGGGTACACTACCGAACGGGTCATGATGGCCCGCACACCGGACGCGGTTCGGAAGTGCGCATCTCTTCACAACGACGCTCTTCGCACGTCGAAGCGCGACGGCAAATAGAAGGTTATGAGGCCCTATCTTTACCTCCGGGCGCGGAAAGAATATAACTTTTTGGGTCTTGCGCGAAGGCTTGACGAAAAAGAAACCGTATCCGCGCTATTTTGCGTACGCAGCTACGCCAGCGACCGGAGCGTCCGGCTGTTAGTGCTGGAATCGAGTTCGGGGATCGGACACAGCGACCTTTACGACCGTAGCCTCTTGGGCTGCGGCACGACGGACGGTAAGTTCTTTCTCCAGATCGCGTACATCACGATCTTCTTTTAACAACGAAAAACAACGAAAAACATGAGTTCTCCAATACCAAATCTCCAGAATATCGGATTTTTAGCCACCCTGGTCTTTCAGGTGGTTCAATTCTTCCAGCCAACCACCGAAGGGCGGTTTGCCAAAGCCCTCAACCGACACCGGAAAGATCGGAAAGCCTACGAAAAGTTATCGTGGAAGCGGGTGCGAGACGGCGCACTACCCACACAGGCATACGAGCTGCTTATGATAGGGTGGGATGACCGGAACCCGCAGCCCGTAATTGCCGACTTCGACCCCACCGAGGTGCCACTGAGCCTCAACGCTCCTCCGAGCCTAGTGGACTATCAAGCGCGGCTGCTTCGTAACTCGGAGGCCGGAGCTAAACAGAAGGACTAATGGAATATCGAATATCGGCGGCGATAATTTTGGCGGTTTTCGCTTGCTCTACACCTCGCGCTCACTACGTACATACCTATATCTCGGTTGACTGCGGCGGTAGCTGGGAAAATGAGCACATTGCCGCCGAGAAACACGCAATGCACTTGCTTACCCGTTTAGAAGGGTATTCCTCCGAGCCTTATTGGGATGTGAACGCATATCGCAACGGCTACGGAACACCGGCCCTTCACCGACACGAGAGGGTAAATACCGTAGAGGCTTACCGCAGAGCTTTGAACACGTACCGGAAGCAGTCTAGACGGGTCAAACGCGACTACCCCGGCCTTAATGAGCTGCAAGTCGCAGCCTTGTCGGTCATGCGCTACAATGTGGGTAGTTTTGGCCCCGGCCTAAAAGCTGCAATCGCTTCGGGCGATTCGGGCAGGATGGCCAAGTACATGCGCCGCTACGTAAAGTCGGCGGGCGAATACCTGCCAGGGCTTGCGGCTCGCAGGGAGCTGGAGGTCAAGCTACTAGAAAATAAATTAGCTATTTTAGCAAAATAGTATTAAAATAATGTTGCAGTTTAGTATAAATTACTATCTTTGCATCGAAAGTAGTTCTAAGTTGATATAGCGACCCACCTGATATATAAGGGTGGGTCGCCACTTAGCTTCAACAAAAAATAAGCGCATGAAATTCCAGTACAAGATGACCCAACGCCCCTTCGGGATCGGATGCCAGCCCAAAGGGGCTGTCGATTGTATCAACTCAAACCGGGGACTAACCGGCTATCATTCGATAGCCGTGTACGACTTCCCCTTATCTGAGGAGCAGATTAAATCGTTTGAGCTTACGCCGGTTGAGCTTACGCCGGTTGAGCTTACGCGGGTTGAGACGTTTGCAAACTATATCGAAGCCCCAAAAAAGTAAAAACTAAAACATGGAAATTATAATCGACATCGAAAACCTATCACGTCAATATGACGTGACGAAACAGGCCGTCTCGGCTGCGCTGTTTCCCGGCAACAACTACCCGTCTGCAGCTTATGCCCGCATGGTTCGCCTTGGTGGAGGGAACATGAAGGCTGTTCAAATGCTAAGCCTATCGACCCTTCTAGGTTGCAGGCCCGGCGACTTGTTCAAGGCCAACCCGAAGACTTTCCGTCACACGACGGACAGCACCGGGTTACATACATTCGAGCGATCTTCCGACAACGCTCGCGTAACGCTCGACGCCGCCACCGGTACAACGCTGATTTATTTGAGCGACGTTCACGTTATGAAAACCGTCATTTCGGATAAGGCAATTCCAATGGATGAATACCTCTCCCAGCTTGATGTAATAATTAGCGAGTTTCGGCAATCTGCCGTCGCTGCTTAAAGTCTACTTTTCTCATTTTTAAAATACCATAATATGAAGCCCACAAAGCTTAGTATCTACTTCGATATGTCCGACCCCACGGATGTAGAGAAACTCAAACGCATCAACGGCATCCTGGCTGGTGCTCCAGCGACCGACCCGGCACCTACCGCCAAGGCACCTACCGAGAAGTTGAACCTCTCGTACTACGGCACCGACCTGGCACCCACCACAGAGGCACCCACCAGAGAGGCACCTGAGATCGGCTTTTTGGGGCCTGCCGAGAAGCCAGCGGCCGAAAAGCCAGCGGCCAAGGAACCCGCCAAGGAACCTACCGCAGCCAACGGACGCGAGCTGGACTTTCCGTTAGTCGTGAACTACCAGCAGGTCACACAAGACTTAACCACCGCCATCGTCAGTGCGGTCGGGGCTGACAACCCGAAGTCAGCAGCCAACGGGGCGATTATCGGGACTGAGCTTAAGCGTCTAGGCTTCCAGAAAGTGAGCCAAATGCCCGATGAGCTGAAGCCTGCGCTCCTTGAGTTCATCGTAAAATACACCAAGTGATGAGCGAGTTTAAACTCAAGCCGTCACACGCGGCGCGGTGGCTCAACTGCTCCGTATCTCCGCGCCTATCGGCCAACATAACCGAAGAGAGGAGCAAGTTTAGTCAGGCCGGAATCTTGGCGCACAAGTATGCGGAGGTTTTGCTGAACACTGATATGGACGATGACGTCAGGCTCAAAAAGATCACAGAGCACCCCGACTGGGATGCCAGCAGCGCACGTCATGCTGAAACCTACGCTCGGCTGGTCGTAGATGACTACGTCTCAAAAGCGGCGCAGCCTGGCGGAGCTTCTATTGAGATTGAGGTAGAACTCAAGCTGAGCTTTAATGCCTACTTACCGGGAGCGTTTGGCTACGCGGACGCCGTTATCATTACCAACAAAACGATCACGATCTACGACTTTAAAGATGGCCGCACCCCGGTATATGCCAACGACAACCCACAGGCCATGATTTACGCACTTGGGTTGCTAGAGCGGCTGAAGTTCACTCACGACATTGAGAACGTAGAGCTAGTTATCGCACAGCCCCGCATCAATAACATCTCATGCGCACTATACCGCGCCCACGATGTGTTAAAGTGGGCCGACGATGTGCTTAAGCCCGGTGCCGAGTTGGCGAAGGCCGGAGGCACTGAAGCGGTACCCGGTACGTGGTGCGGCTACTGTCCTGCTCGGTTCACCTGCGCCGTACGCGCCGAGGCAGCACTGACCGAGGTGCGCGATCTACCAAAGGGAAAGGTAGAGCTGATAGACGCTCAAACGGTGGCCCGCCACCTTAGCCAAATCGAGTTCTCGGAGAAGTGGATCAAAGACGCCCGCGCTTACCTACTTAGTCAGTTGCAGCTAGGCGTAACGACCGAGGAGTACAAGTTGGTGCAGGGGCGCGGTACGCGCCAATGGGTTGACCCCAAAAAGGTAATCAAGAAGCTCCGCGCTCTCAAGTTCAAGAAGGGAGAGTACATCAACGAGAAGCTTTGCGGCATAGAGGACGCGACCAACCTGCTCGGCGTTGACGGGCTGCAAGAACACTTGGGCGATCTGATTCACCGCCCCGGAGGCAAACCGGTTCTGGCCCTCGCATCCGACAAACGGGAAGCCTACGGGCTTGCCGACGCGATCACCGCCTTCAACGCTTTGGAGGTGTAGACTTTTAAACAGCCTACGGGCAAATTCAAAACCATGATTAAGCTTACCACAGGCGAAGTGCGCCTATCCTACGTCCACCTTTCCGAGCCTAAGCCTGTTGGGGCCGGGGATGCTGGAAAGATCGCCAAATTCGAGACTGGCATCCTCATCCGAAAGGACGACGCGAAAACGCTGGCGACCGTCCAGCGTCTCATCGACGAAGCCCTTGAGTACGGCCGGGTCAACCTCTGGGGAGGAACAATACCGAAGGGGTCCGCATTCAAGCTGCCGCTGCACGACGGCGACACGGACAAGCCCGACGACGATCCGGCCTACAAAGGCTGTATGTTTCTCACGGCCCGCACGAATGTGCGGCCCTGGGTTCTGGACCGCAACAAAACCCAGATCACGAATCCCAGCGAGATTTACAGCGGAATGTACGGGCACGTCATCCTGACGGCCTACCCTTTCTCACACCCTACCGGAAGCAAAGGTGTCGGGATCGGCCTCGAAGCCGTGCTCAAGACCCGCGAAGGTGAGCGGCTAGGTTCCAGCGCGATGAGCTACGACCAAGCCGCCTCACTGTTCGGTGACTTCGACTTCGGCACCGAGCCGGACGGCGGCGGTTTCCTCTAATCGACAACGTTCCGATTTTAACTCATAGCCCTCGGCGGTACTCTTACCGTCGGGGGCTTTTAAACTGCTATCATGAAGGACTGCATACACATAGATGTCGAGACTTGGAGCGCGGTGTCACTTCCCTCAGCAGGCGTTCACGCCTACGTGGACAGCCCGGACTTCGAGATACTTATCGTGGCCTATTCGCTGAACGGCTCCCGCGTCAAGTCCTTTTGCCCGGCTATTGGAGAGGTATATCCAATGGAGTTCACCAATGCTCTGATGGACCCACTTGTTGAGAAACGTGCGCACAACGTAGCCTTTGAGCTTGCCTGCTTCCGCGCGGTCGGCTTCAATACGGACGCTCGCTCGTGGAGATGCTCTATGATAAAAGCCCTCTATTGCGGCCTGCCTGGATCGCTAAAGAATCTTTCCAAAGTTCTTAATCTGGGAAGTGCCGCAAAGGACGCAAAGGGTACGTCTTATATTAAGATGTTTTCTATACCTGTACGGCCCACCAAGAAAAATAACCTACGACGCCGCAACTACCCGCAGCACTTCCCTTCCGAGTGGTACGCTTATGTGTCCTACTGCGAGCAGGATGTAGTAGCCGAGATGGCGGTACACGAAAAGTTAAGTATCTACGGTATGCCAGCCCACGAGTGGGAAGCTTGGGCACTCGATCAACGAATAAATGATCGCGGCGTACTGCTTGATATTAAGTTGGCTGAGTGTGCGCTGGCACTACGCGACCAGCAAAAAGTAGTCTTACTAGAAGAGATGGCCGCGATAACCGGAGAGGCAAAGCCTAACAGCCCCGCTGTGCTTAAACGCTGGCTCTCCACCCGCTTAGGCAGGCCGGTTCTTTCCATAAACAAAGACAGCCTGGGCGAGTTGCTGGACGGCTGCACCGATGAGGACATTTTGGCCGCGATGGCTATACGCGCTCGCCTGGCTAAGACCTCGGTGTCTAAGTATAGCGCGATGCTCTCCACCTCATGCGCCGACTTTCATGCGCGGGGCTTTTTGCAGCTCTACGGAGCTTCGAGGACTGGCCGGTGGGCGGGTCGTCGCATCCAGCCGCAGAACCTACCGCGCAACTACCTCCCCGACATGGAGCAGGCCATAGTGGACGTAAAAACGCTTCCCTTCGCCGCTTTTGTATCGACGTACCCCGACCTCAACGACACGCTCTCACAGCTCACCAGAGCGGCCCTGGTGGCAGGTGACGGCTACACATGGGTAGTGGCTGACTACGCGGCCATCGAGGCCCGCGTCCTAGCGTACCTCGCAAAGGAGGAGTGGCGGCTGGAGGTATTCCGCACGCATGGCAAGATATACGAAGCCTCGGCGGCGGCAACGTTCGGCGTACCCTTCGAGACGATCACTAAGGAATCCCCACTACGCCAACAGGGCAAAACGACTGAGCTAGCCCTCGGCTACCAGGGTAGTGTTGGCGCGATGCGCAAGATGGACTACAACAACGAACTCGATCCTGACGATGAGGTAGTCCGCCAGATCGTCTACGACTGGAGAGCCGCCAGCCCTAACGTGGTAAAGTTTTGGCGGATGCTGGAGGACACAACGCTACAAGCTGTGCAGAACCCCGGCGTAATGCAATGGTGCAGGAACGGAGGGCCGATAGCAATAACAATGCGCATGGACGATAATGCGCTGTGGATTGAGTTACCTTCGGGCCGACGCTTGGCCTATTGGGGTGCGCACATAGCTCAGGGTAAGTACGGCCCGCAAGTCCGATACTACGGCATGAATGACAAAAACCAATGGGTACCGATTGAATCCTACGGCGGCAAGTTCACCGAGAACATAGTACAAGCCTATGCTCGGGATATTCTTTCAGAGTTGATGCTACGCGCCGACAAGGCAGGACACGACATTCGCTTCCACGTACACGATGAGGTAGCGGTAAGGGCAACGGTCGAACATGCCGAGGGCACCCTTGACGCGCTGCTCGCCTTGATGCGCACACCACCTTGGTGGGCGGACAACGACCCGCTTTGGGCACATTCGGGCGGTGCCATCCCGCTAGGGGCGGAGGGTTTTATAAGTACATTTTACAAAAAGTAAAAAATGCAGAACGAACTACTACTTAATGTGGCAATAGGCGAGAAAGCCGACACCGCGAAGCCGTGGAAAAACACGGAGTTTACGTGGCCACAGTTCGCAAAGCTGCTCCGCGAAGCCAAGCGGACGCCTGAGACGGAGGCGCAGTACGCGGCAATGGAAAGACCTGTCAGAGGTAAAGTAAAGGACGTGGGCGGCTACGTGGGCGGCTACCTGGCCGACGGGAAGCGTAACCCTCGCTCCGTCACGCTGCGAAGCATGGTCACGCTTGACATGGATTCTGCCGCTTACGACGCCGTCGGGCTGGTGGCTGAAGCCTTGCCATACGCTTACGTCCTGCACTCCACGCATAGCCACACGGTGTCAGAGCCGCGATACCGGCTCATCTTGCCGCTGGATAGGGCCGTGACGGCCACCGAGTACGTGCCTATCGCTCGCCGGCTCGCTCAGTACATAGGTCTGGAGATGTTCGATGAGACGGGCTACCAGCCCTTTCGTTTGATGTTCTGGCCGAGTTGCAGCTCAGACGCGACCTACGTGTACGTTGAGGGAGAAGGAGAGCCGGTGCCTACCGACCTCATACTCGACACCTACGTGGACTGGAAAGATGTCAGCTCGTGGCCTACCTCCAAAGCCTTCGCCGAGCACGTAAAGTTAGGGATAGAGCGTCAAGCCGACCCCCTGGACAAGCCGGGTGTGATCGGCGCATTTTGCCGCACCTACAACATCCACGAAGCCATCGAGAAGTTCCTGGCTGATAAGTACACAGCCTTGGAAGGCCGCGAAGCGGGCGAGCCGGAGCGGTACACTTACGTGTTTGGCAGCGCGGCCGGCGGCTTGATTGTCTACGACGATAAGTTCACCTATTCGCATCACGGCACCGACCCGACCTCGAACCTGTGCTGCAATGCCTACGACTTGGTGCGCCTGCACCTGTTCGGCGATCTGGACAACGGCCGCGACAACAAGCGCAGCATGGCCGCTATGAACGCTCTGGCCTACGACGACACGGACACATCTAAGACGTTAGCCGCTGAGCAGTTAGCCTCAGTACGCGATATGTTCGGTGACCTTGGTGGGGTGCCAGCCGGTGACGACGGGGAAGACGCGGACGCGATCGAGTGGATGTCTACTTTGACTATGGTCAAAGGGAAGTATGTGGCCAGCGCGGCTAACCTAAAGATTATTTTCCAGAACGACCCGAAGCTCGCCCACACCCTGAAGCGCAATGAGTTTGACAGCTTCTCGTATATCTTCCCCGGCAACCCGTGGCGCACCGGGCTAAAGGATAAAGACCGGGTGCGCGATGTGGACTTCGCCGGACTGCGCAGCTACATTGAAATAGTCTACGGCATAAGCAGCAGCGCGAAGGTGGACGACGCCCGAAAGCTGGCCCTGGAAGCCAACTCGTTCCATCCGGTACGGGACTACCTCAACGCCGCAGCGGACGCCTACGACGGCAAGGCTCGAATTAAGACATTATTGCCTAAGTACATGGGTACGGAGACCTCGATCTACACTCACCAAGCAATGAAGGTCTGGATGATGGCGGCGGTGGCCCGCATCTTTAACCCAGGCTGTAAGTTCGATATGGTCTTGACGCTGGTCGGGCCGCAGGAATCTCACAAAAGTACCTTCTTTGCCGCGCTGGCCGGTGAGTGGTTCTCAGATACCTTCACCACGTTCCGAGGGCAAATCGCCTTTGAATCCCTGATGGGGAACTGGATAGTAGAGATGGGCGAATTGTCCGCGATGAATCGCACCACAATAGAAGTGGCGAAGGGGTTTATTGCCAGCCAGCGCGACAACTTCCGACCCGCCTACGCACACACCGTTGAGAGCTTCCCGCGTCAGTGTGTGTTTGGCGCAACGACGAACATAGACGCTTTTCTATCGGACGAAACTGGCAACCGCCGCTTCTTGCCCGTGGTCGTAAACCGCGAAGCCGCAGAGCTAAGCCCCTTTGATCTTATCGACAATCCCGGGGATGTGCAGCAGCTTTGGGGCGAGGCGGTGAAGGCGTACCGGGCTGGCGGCAAGCTGTACCTGACCGGAGAGGCGCATAAGCAACACGCCGCCGCGCAGGAACGCCACAGCGCGACGGATGACAGGCTCGGTGCCGTAGTTGAGTACTTAGAGATGCTGTTACCAGCGGGGTGGGACGATCTGGAGCTGCCTTTACGGCGGATGTACATAGAGAATTACGGCCGCGATGCCACCCCGGTCGGGACAGTCGTGCGTCAGCACGTCACCGCTCTGGAGGTGTGGTCGGAGGCGTTCAAGAACCCGCCGGAAGCCATCGACAAGATCAAGTCACGCGAAGTAAACGCAATTCTTAAACAAGTAGGCGGCTGGTCCAATACGGGCAAATCTCGGAAGTTCGGCCGCTACGGAAAACAACGATATTATGAGCGCAATTAAGCAGAGCGAAAAGCACGTAGAGGCAATGCTAAAGGCAGCGACGGAGCAGTGCGGCGGCACGGCCGTCAAGATGGCACTAACAGGGGCTAGGGGCTTCCCCGACCGACTGCTACTACTACCCGGCCGCGTCGTCTTCGTGGAGGTCAAGGGCACCGGCGGGAAGCCTGACCCGATGCAGGAAGTCTGGAAGCGAAAGATAGAGGCACTAGGGCTTGAGTGGTATCTGCTCGATCACACCGACGACATCAACGCGATACTCCGAGGGCCGGAGGAGCCTAACAAATAAAGAAACTCGGCCCTCTTACGAAGGCCGGGTTGGGCCCGGGGTACTAACCCTGGGGGTGCTGTTGGCAAAGATAGCACCGCATAAAACAAACCTCTACTATGAAAAGGACATACCGCCTCGAAGACCTGCACAACTATCAAAAGGCGATAGTCAAGCACATAATCAACAACCCCGCCGCGCTGGAGATGGTGAAGATGGGACTAGGCAAAACGGTGTCTACCCTCACAGCTTTCAATATCTTGAAATTCGATATGTTCGAGATAAGCAACGCCGTAGTGATCGCACCTAAAAAGGTGGTAAACTATGTGTGGAAGCAGGAAGCCGCGCAGTGGGAGCACCTCAAGCACCTCAAGGTCGTGCGGGTCATTGGCACCCCGAAGCAACGCGCCGCTGCACTGCGCCAACCCGCCGACATCCACGTAATCGGACGCGACATCATCCCTTGGGTCTGCGCGTTCTACGGAGGCCCTTGGCCCTTCGATATGCTCATCATTGATGAGCTTTCCAGCTTCAAAAACGCTTCGTCGGGGCGGTTCAAAGCCCTGAAGTTAGTGGCTCCCTCCTTCAAGCGCAAGGTGGGCTTGACGGGCACCCCGGCACCGAACTCCTTAGAGGAGCTGTGGTCGCAAGTCTACCTCCTCGACCAGGGGGAGCGGCTCGGTCGCTTCGTGTCGCACTTCCGTCAAACCTTCTTTAACGCCGCAGGCACTGGTCGCGGCAAGGGCGCACGTCAGTACCAGAAGTGGGAGGTAAGGGAAGATTCCAAAAAGCTCATATATGAGGCCATAGAGGACCTAACGTTGTCGCTCGGTCTGGAGCACCTCGATATGCCGGAGCGCGTCGATGTGGACATTATGGTCGAGCTGCCTGCGCCACTTCTCGCAAAGTATAAGAAGTTTAAGCGCGACGCCTATCTGGCCATAACGGAGGGCGAGGGACCGGGCGAGATAACGGCCATGAACGCAGCGGTACTAACAAACAAGCTCCTCCAGTTTGCCAATGGTGCGATCTACGATGAAGACCGCAATGTCGTAGACGTACACGATGAAAAGCTGGAAGTCGCAGCGGAACTGGTAGAGAGCAGCAATGGTCACCCCGTCCTTATCGTGTATGCCTACCGGCATGACCGCGACCGGCTGATGGAGCGTTTCAAGAAGCAAGGCGTTGAGCTACTCGGGAACAAGACCAGCGGCGCGGACGATTCGGTAGATCGGTGGAACGCAGGCAAGATACCCATCATGCTCATGCACTCGGCCAGTGGTGGCCACGGCCTAAACCTGCAAGGAGGCGGCTCGACCATGATCTGGTACGGCCTGACGTGGATTCTTGAATTGTACGAGCAGACGATAGCGCGGCTGTACCGACAAGGCCAAAGCAGCAAAACGGTCAGCATCTACCATATCCTTTGCGCGGACACAATGGACCTGCGGGTACGCGATGTGTTAAAAGGAAAGCGCGTCAACCAAGAAGCCTTGATGGACGCGCTTAAACGGGAACTCGCCGATGAGGTCGATATTATGGGCGATTAGCCTTTGTCGGCGGCTTTACCTTTTCAACTACAAGGCGGCGACCAGCGTCCGGCGTGGCATCCACGACCGGGCGTTCGTCTGTTAGGTCGAAAGGCTCGTTGCCTTCGTGGCGACCAGGCGTTACGGGGCCTAGCTTACCCGGCTTCGGGCTAAGTTGCCACTTGCCCTTCTCCGCGTCCCACTTAGCTTGTACGCTACCCGGAGGTATCAGCGTGGCGTTGTCGGGGATCGGGGAAGGACCGGTGTGACTGACGTTACCGGTATAGCTGCCGTTGGCGGGGTGGAAATAGTAAATGCGTGTCATTTCGTACGTGTTAAAGTGCGGACTGGCCGCGATGAAAATTGGTTAGAAGCGGATGAGTAAGTTTACCGCTATGTTTTTTGGTCGCGTCTCGGTGCCACCCGTCGATTGGGTAGCCCTGGTGGAGTTGCCGATGTTGACGTTGTTAACTGAACCGGCACCCCCATTATCGCTGATGTTCGACTCTTGGTAATCGTGTTCATGGGACGCGAAGCTATCTCCCTGGGAGGAGCCAAGTACCCGGTCAGGGTCACGCCCTGCACCCTCATCGAGCTGACGAAGGAAACGGCCGCGACCGTCCGGTACCGCGAAGGTGGAGGTGCCGTCGCCCGATCCATACAACACGCCGATTGCCAAAAACAGCCGCGCGTAAACGGTTCGGGAGAGGAGTTGACCTTGGCACTTCAAGTAACCGGCTGGCGTTGTGGCACCCGCGAAGTGGATCAAAGACCCGGCGGGCGTAGCATCCAGACTGAGCGTTGTCAGGAACTCAGCCCACGCGCTCCATGCGCTTGAGTTGAAGCGACGGAAGTACACGCCGCCTGCGACATCAAAGAACATCTGCAAAACGCTGGCTGCGCCCCCTACACCCGCTGAGCTGACGAAGCAATGTCCGCTTTCTGCACTTGGCTTTTCCGTAGCCGCTACCAGTACGCGAAACGTTCCAGCTTTGCGAAGGTCGTTGAGGCTCGCGCTGTACTGCGCGGAAGTTCCCAGCGCACCGCCCGCGAGGGCTTGCTCGTATAAGTACAAGGTGCGGTCTGCCAGAGCCTGCGGGGCCGCGTTGGCAACGGCGGCGTTGACTGGGTTGCCTGCGTCAATCTGGTTAACGTCAGGTCGCCAAATGGGTTGTTGCGTAAGGTTGGACATTATTATATTTTTACTCGCCTGCCAATACGGTCAGCGATATAAGCCGCGAGCGGGCGTTTTTGTACTCGTTAATGAGTTCGGTTATTTGAGCGAGGGTAGCCGTCGATATGGTCACACCAGCCGCTACGTTTATCACCACGGCGAAGCTGGCCCAGTTGCCCTGATCGTAAACGATCTCCCCGTCATAATTGAACTCGCCGTCGTAGAACACGCCGATGCCGGTAAAGATGTCTATGTCCGAGTAGCCCAAAGTAGCGACGGCGTTACGGATGGCAGCAGGCGTCCCCTTAGTGCGCTGGAGCCGAACCGCCGTTTTGATTAAGTCTCTACGTTGCTGTTCGGTTGTAGCTAAACGCCACCCGGCCCACCCAAGAACGCCGTACTGAGAGGCTAGGTGGAACAACGCCGCGACGGGCGCGGTGTCCACGATGTACATTAACAGCGCGTCGGTTGGCAGCGCGGCGAACTCTTGGCTCAGCGCGTCTATCATGCCCTCTATGTGGTCTCGGCCTTGTAGGGCACTAGCTATCTCAACCATTGGTAATTCCGATTATGGTGGTGGTTAAAGCTATCGTTTTGGCGAACTGGATAGGGCTAAGCACCAGATCGGTCGAGCTGCCGTTGAGCGTGACGGACACGTCTGCCACCTCCGTAGCGTCTCCGACCGCACGACCGATGAGCTGCGATACGGTAACGTCCAAACCCAACCGGGTCTCCCGCACAAACAGGTACTGCGCCACGCGGGCACGAGCAGCCGCTAAGGCCGAAGCACTATCCGCGCTCACGTACATGGTGAAGGATAGGCCCACCGTGACTTCGATGCGCTCCGGCGAGAGGACCACCACCGTGTCGGTGAGTGGCACTACCGTGTTCGGGTCCAAGGCCGCTACCACTTGCTGAATCACGGTGTCGGGCGTCACGACACCCCCCTGCACGAGCGGGTAAACGTTCACGGTACCCGGCACCGGGTTCGTGACGGCTACGTCGATAATGGAAGGTGAGGCACTACGCGCCCAAAACTGATAAGCCCGAACAGGCCCAGCGGTTGACGTACCGGAGCCAGCGAGACGGACGCGCTCGCGCAGCTCTTCGTCCGTCTCCGCGTCGGACCCCCCGCCGGAGGTGCCCGTGTTAGTTACCGAGACCAGCTCCGGGCGGCGGTCGATCATGCGCGTGATAAGCCCAGCCGTGAAGCCGTTGCCGTCCGCGCCGGGATTGATCGCCGTGGCCGTCACGGCAAAGGTCGCAGCTCCAGTCAGTACAACCGCGTCAGCGTCCGTTCTGAAAGTGGTCTGTCCGTTTTGGGAAGCGACACGGCTACCAGCAGGCAGCGTGAAGCCGCCATGCCCCGCAGCCGTCGCGTACGCGAGGTTGACAGTCGAGAAGCTGGAGGCCAGCCGGTTAACACCTTGCAGGTCGGCCAAGAAGTCGAGGGCCGGGGCGTTGGAGAACGAGAGCAGCATCTGCGCGGCGGCTGACTGGTTCTGCTCAGCTACGAGTTTAATCTCATAGGCGCACACTTCCAATACCAGAGCCTCCGGATGCGCAGGCAGCAAAGTTCGCCCGGTAATAGTCTCGAAGCGTTCAAAGAGCCTCGCTTTTATGCTCTCGATTGAGGTGTCGTAGAATTGTGGAGCGATCATATAATTGAGATAGTTTCTCCGGCTTCGGTGAGGATGACCTCGCCGGTGTCCGTCGCTAAGATAAGATATATTCCGTCAGCAATAGCACTACCCGGCGCGATGGCAACCACGTCGCTCACCTGCTCGTTGCGGCTATCCGCTGCTCCAGTCCAAAAGATCGTGAACCGAACGCCGGAAGTGGCACCTGCGACGTCGCCGCCAAAGATAACGTTTTGCGTGTGGGTCACCTGCGATACAACGATGCGCGGTTCCCACCGATTAAGGTCACGCTTTATGCGAGCAGCGATTAAAGGTGCAGCGGTTGGCGAGGCGGCGTCCAACAAAGAAAAGACCTCGCTGCCAAACTCCGGCTCGAAGGGCTGTGAGCCAGGCTCCGTATTAAGAATTATCCACATAGATTGCTCAATGGCCGCTACGCCCTCGACATAGGTGCCTGGCTTCGTTATGCTCATCTGACGGTTGCCTGAAAACGTCTCCCGACCAGCGTTGTTGCGACGCACCGTTGCGGCCGCTGCCAGTTCGTCGGACAGCGTAAAGGGAGGTTCACCTGTGTCTACAAAAAAGTCGTCGAACAGTTCGTCTAATGGCACTTCAGTTTCGGGGTCCATAGCTTTTAGTTTAGGAGCGCGTCGGCGCGGGTCTTGAGTGCGGTGAAGGTAACCAAGTTTATCGGCGGTCCGGTCGGTGCGCCCGGTGCTGCGGACAGGTGCGTCATGGTGGTGATGGCCGTAAACAGGTCGCCGAGAATTAGTTTCAAAGAATCTCCGGCCTTTGCAATCTTAATGCCTTGCGGCCCTATCTCTATTTCGGTAGTGTCAAGGCTTAGCTTCAGGGCCGAGCCATCCCAAGCAACGCGCCCGCCGCCATCAAAAGCAACCGCGAAGTCCGCCTCCGTAAGGTTCTGCGTCGGCTGAATCTTATCGGTGTAGACGGCTCCTAGTATAACGCCCTCCGCGCCGTCCACCAAGCAGGCCACCTGAGTTCCCAGGCTTAGAGGTAAATGCGGCTTGACCTTGTCTACTGAAAAAGCGACATGGGGAAGCGGAAACGACACGAGGTCATCTTCAGGAAAATAGACCCGGTAACGAGCCAAATCCAAATCCACCCCCACCACATCGCCAAACCTCAACATAGCTCATACTTTTTTCAGACTTACTTCAGTCTCGTAACCAGCCCCGGAACTGTGGGTGCTGTCAATGATAAACCACTTGCCATCAAACTTGGCTCCGAAACCGGTCAGCAAGATACTGATTCCGGCTAACATAGTCGGCCGTCCGGGCATCGTAAGCGACGCGGTGATCTGCTCGCTGGTTGAATCGTGGATCGCCGCACGAGACATAGCCGCTGCCTCGGCGGGTGACCGGGCCCCCCCGAACAAAATGTCCTCATCTGCATCCGTTCCGTTAATTTCGGGCGGGCGGTGGAAAATAAACCGGGAGACTTCGCTGTACGGCGGGTGCTTGCCCGTCACGCCATCCGAAGGGAAGGGTACGCCGTTCGCCGCGCCCACCCCCGGTACCGGAGGCTGCGGGAGTTCGTTGTCGAGCCGCTGAAAGGCAAAGTCGGCGTCTGGCGCATAGGGTGCACCCAAATCGGTCACGCCATCCGAGGGGAACGGGGCACTCGTTATCGCACCGAGGGCTGGCGGCGGGTCCGTCAGCTCGAAACGGTTCTCGAAGGGTCGGTACAGCGGTGAGTAAGGCGTTGGGACGTACCGGCGCAGCACCTGCCTTCCCGGCTCGGCCGTGTCGAACCCGGCAAATTGACTGTCCGGGTTCATGTAGCGGGTCGTGGCGGCGCGTTTCACCTTCATAGTCCCGTCCCGGAATGATGCGCGGCCTACGTCCTTCAGGTCCACCGTTATCACAGGCGAGGCCCCCTCAAGGGCGTACACGTCCGTGAAGATTAGCAGGTCGTTGCGGACGGAGAAGTTGTACCCGTACTTTTTAGCAAGCCTGGAAAGGAACGCAAGGTCGGTTTCGCGCACCTGCGAGGCGCGGGGGATGACAAGCCTGGGGTCAATGTTACCGAGGGTGCGCAGGCCGTGGCGCAAAGCCACGTCGCCAATGATGGCGACAAGCGATTGATCTTCGTAGTTCACCGAGCGTTTCGTCCGCAGCCCCTTGGTGACCAGAGCGGCCACGGCGCGGATGGCGACACGGTACGGGAGCAGTTCGTACTCCACCTCATCTATCTCGAAAATTCCAGCACTAACCATATCACCTTCGTAGCCGAGACTAACCTCCAGCTTGGCCCCCTTCGGTGGGTACCAGTCGTTAGCAAAGCGGTCGTCCTCAGCCGTCAGGCATAAGTCTATACTGTCCGACAAAGCCTCTGAGCTATCGAAGTAACGGATCGTCTCGATGTAGGGCGTAAGGTCACGGGTTACATTCCTGCCGTTCATGACTACGCTCACCTGGGGTCTAGCTACTGTTTCCACGGCGGTAAGGTTGTGCGAGATACATCGCTGTTTCGGGTAGATAAAATGGGGATGCGCACCCGGATGCCTGGCGGGTAGCGGCGCAAGATAGGCAGCGTCGGGTTGGCCGCAAGAATTGGACCCCAAGAATCTGAATCGCCGTAGTGCTTGCGAGAGATACTGTCCAGTCTGTCCCCTTGTATGGTGATGTATGCAACGAAGTTGTTAGGTGTCATATCCTGCGAAGTATTACGAGGCGGTTAAGAGGGCGCGTGGTGTCCAACGCGGAGCTGGCAAGGTCGAGCAGCCCGCCGGAAGACGCGCTCACGGCACTCAGGTCTCCCCGTTCGGCCGCGTCGCTAAGGATCGCCGCCTGGTTAGCCATCGTCTCGAACTGTGTCACCAGAGCGGGTACCTGAGCTGCAAGCGTTAACCCCCGGTTTAACAGCGCAAGACCAGCGCGGGCACCTGCCTGTACCTTCTTGGCTCCCGAAGCCACCCGGGTCAGATTGCGCACCCGCTGCGCGGGAGGGGCCGTCACGGCTAAGGTGGCGGCAAGCTCGGTGGCTCGTATCTCGGCAATCGTTCCTGACAGGCCGATCACTAAAGACGCCGCTTCCGATCCGGGTAGCTGCTCGATGCGCACCGGGATTACGTCGTTCTCAGCGAGGGCCAGCGCGTTGCCGAAGTCGCGACCGCGAGCCTGATCGTTGACGGCGATGGCCGCGTACTCCACAAGCACGAGCTGTACGTCTGCATGGATCAACGTCCCCGTCGTTGTGCGGTCGCGCTCGTTCACTTCCAAGGACAAAATTACAACCTCGCCGATAAGCTCGCCGTTGCCGTCGATGAAAGTACACACCCGGTTCTGAATCTGCTTCTCTCGAAGCCGGGTCAGAGCCTGCGCCACGTCAACAAAGGACGTGTGGAGGCGCAGGTCAAGCCGGTACTCTACCAGCTCCGTACCTACGCGCAGCAGAGCCGCCTTGCCATTCAGCAGGGGCGTCTTGGCTATGCGCTCGACATAGCGGTAGTCGAGAGCACTAGGCCCGAACCGTCCGGTAAATCTTATGTCATCGAGTTGCAGGTACATAGGTTAAAAGGCTAGTCGTTGTTTGTTTGCGTTCGCCCGTTGCATCACGCGCTCGACCTCCCCGGCGTGTTCGCGTAGCATATCCCGGAAAGACTGCTTGTCAGCGGCACCTCCGGCGGGCATATTTATGATCGGCGCGTAGTTGATCGAGGTCTGCGATCCCGTTGCAGGTTTCGACACGGGCGCGAGCTTAGGGCCGGACGCCGCGCCGGGTACTGCCTTGGTGGGCATCAACGTACCGCGCGGACCGGTTCCCGCTTTCTCAGCCGCACGTTCCTTTTCCTGAGCCTTGAGAAACGCTTCGCGCGGGGTGAACCGTACCACCTTACGTTGATTAGCCGCTGCTTGCTCCTCTGAAACGCCGAAGAGCGACTTTAACTTAGGGTTGATATACTTTTGAATATCCTCCGAGAAGTAAGCTATGAGGCCACCCACCGCCACTACCGCAAGACCGATGGCAATTGGTATTGCACCCATGGCAACCACAGCGGCGGTGGCCGCAGTCGCTGTGGCGGTCAAAGAGGTAACAAACGACGACGCGGCTATTTTTATCAGTATAGGCCCCAACACTCCCGATATTGTGGCGACGGACGATATAACGCTGGCGGTTACGCCAAGCGCAGCGGCCAGAACGCCGACCCCCGCCACGACCTTCACAATTGCTGTCGTAGCTTCGCGGTTCGCGCCTGTCCAGTTTGACAACGCTAGTGCTCCTTTGGCACCTGACGCGGCCAGCTCCGTAAGTGCTGGCAGCAGCGCAATGCCTAGACTGATGCTTAGGTCTTCAGCCGCAGACTTAAAGAGGGCAAAGGAACCCGAAGCAGTCGCTAGTCGAGCGTCAGCCACCTGTTTAGCGGTACGCGCCTTGTCTCCTTTGCCCTCCCCCGCTATATTCTTAGCGTACTGTGCAAGCCCGCCATCTTTGGCGAACGTAAGCAGCGTACCTGCGCCCGAAGTACCTTCAGTCTCGAAGAGCGTCTTGATAATGTCCAAAGCCTTACCGGTTGGCATACCGTCCAACGCAACGCCCATCTCGCCCAATACCGTCACGAGGTTGCGAAGATTACCCTCCGAATCCACCGTGTTTATGCCTAGTTCGCGGAGTGCCGCTGCGGCCGGTTTGGTCTTGCCAGCAAGGCGGAGTAGCATACCTCGTAATGAGGTACCCGCCATCTGCCCTTTGATGCCAGCGTTGGCCAGCACTCCCGTCATAGCTGCGGCCTCCTCTAGCTCCAGACCTGCCAACTTGGCTACCGGACCGACGTACTTCATGGTTGCGGCTACGGACTCCAGCGTAGAGTTAGAGGACGTGAACGTGCGGGTAAGCACGTCGCCTATCCGGGTCATATCCGTAACCTCCAGTCCGAAAGCGGACATGATGTTCGTGGCTATGTCGGCAGTCTCCGCTAGGTTTAGATTGCCAGCGGCCGCGAGGTTCAAAACGCCGGGTAGTACCGCTATCGTCTGGTCGGCTTTGAGGCCAGCCATCGCCAGGTACTGCATGGCCTCGGCCGACTGAGTAGCGGTGAACATGGTCTCCCGGCCTTGCTTACGTGCAGCTACCCCTAACGCGACCAGCTCGCCCGCCGTGGCTCCAGACACCGCGCCGACATTGGCGATGGCTTGCTGGAAGTTCACGGCAAGTTGGGTAGGCTTGTAGAGTAACGCTCCAATAGAGGCCGCTACGGCACCCGCGCCGATAGCCAGGTTGCCGTAGCGGTCAGCCCGGTCCTTTTGCTTGCGGGCGAAAGCGTCGGCCTGCTTATTAGCGAAGCCAAACGTTTTGCGAAAACCCGCAGACGCTTTGTCAACAGCCCGCAGAACGATGAGTGTCTGTAACACGTTACTCTTCATTGCTCGGGGGTGTTTATTTTGTTATGCGTTTTTACGGCTGCACGATAGAAAGCCTGCACTTCAACGGCGGGAATATTTTGCATTAACTCAGTGTAACTCCAGCCGGTAAAGTGCGCTAAGAATACGAAGTGCTCGTACTCTACACAGTCTACCCGCCCAACTGAAAACCCTCCTCGATGAGCTTCTCCATAACGGCGGCGAAGTCAAAGTACGCAAGCTCTTCCCATTCTTGGTAGGCCAGCTTGCGCCACGGCTGCTTCTCGTTTTCGGGAGTGGCAAGGCGCAACAACACGCGCATAGCGCATGGGTAGTATCGCGCCGGGTCTCCGTTCATTTCCTTACCTATCTCTAAAAAGTCGCGTCCTAGAGGCTTCGGAATAATGGCTACCTCACGCTCCGTACCTTGGTACGTTACTTTGAGGGCAAGAAGGCGGGGTGCCCCCGGACTTGGATCGGGGGGCACCTTGGTGATAACTTTAGGCATAATGTATGTTGAGGTTTTCAAAGTTGGTCTTACAGACCAAGGTTGCGGTTAAGCGTTGCGCTCAGCTCTACTCCGTTTACCCGGAGGAGGCTGTTGATGGCATCAAACTCAAAGATGTCAGCTCCGCCGATCACCTGTTTGATGTACGTAACGCACATCTTCAGCTCTAAGCCATCTACGTTTTCCATCTGAGAAAAACTACCCAGGGGGAAATTCATGAAGGTGCCTTGAACGAGGGTTACTACACCGATCTGCTCAGCCAAACCCTCGCCATCCATAACATCCATGTTTGCGTAGAGCGCAAGCGAAAGACGCTGGTAAGGATCACCGATCTGTCGCAGTGTGTCCGGGTAGAAAGCGTTGAACGTGAAGGTCGCCTCCATCGTTTCATAGCCGGCAAAGAACTTGGTCTTGCCGAGCAAGCCGATGCCTTCATGTTCTACCATAATGGCGGTCAGGTCCGGCAGTTCCACCTTCGAGACTTGACCCAGCGTTGAGCCACCTTCGATAACCAGGTTGGCGTTTGTTACTCTATTGATTTTAGTAGGCATCGTATTCGGAGTGTAAGGTTAGGGAATTGGATTACTGAATAATCCCGGCAAGCAGGTCAGGGTTGAAAGACAGGGTGAAGGTCAGTCGCTCCGCCGGAGATACCGCTGCAAACTCTACCTTGAAGAATAGACGCCCTAGCGCAATGGCGGCGGTGGTGGTCAGTTCGTTGTCGAGCGTTACATTGCCGTCAACGATAACACCTGTGGACTTCAAGCCGCGCAGGTAGGCATTGTTAGAAGCAACCATCGCATCGACAAGACCCGTGGTAATGTCTCGGTCGAGGAAGCGTAAGTTGTTGATACTCAACGCCTCTATGAGCATAAGCTTAACGCGCTGAGCTGACATGAAGACATCCTGCTCAGTGTTGTCGGGAGCCGAGGCGTTGCGGTTGCCAAACGTTACGATGCCACGCGACTGACTGTTAAGCACAGTCATAACGCCAACCCGGTTGAGCCGGTTCGTGTCGCTAAGCGGATCGGAGATGTTGGAAGAGAACAGCTTGTCTGCGCCGAGAACGCCGCGAAGCTCCTGGTTGGAGAGACTGCGTTGGACACCGAACTCACGATCAGACCGCGCCGCGACACCCGCCACGAAGGGGCTGAGGGGCTGTGCGACCGTCTCCCCTTGCGGGTTGAGCGTCAGGACGTAGGGGAACATCGGCTGGAGGTTCTTGTCGCTGGTGCGAAAGCCGGGGATGCCGCCGAGGGGGCCTCGGCCTTGAAGTACGGTAGTCACCGTGCTGGCTCGCGGAGCGTCCACGAAGTACACGGCACCGAACTGGTCAGCCTTCTCGGACATCTTAAGGCTGGTAGCCGCCGTCTCGCAGAACTGCGGCGAAATGATAATTTTGGGGTAGTAGCCGAACATCGCCAGGGCGTTGTCCAACAGCTCAAGACCAGACCGGTTTCCCGTGGTCACGCCGTTGACCTGTGCAGTCGTTACTGTGGTCGGATCGAATCGCTCGTAGGTTGCAAGGGCGGTGCTGGCATCCGCGATGGCAGTGCCGTCAAGCACACGCACGTTGCCGAGAACGTCGATTGTGTAGTCGGTTCCCAGCGTGTAGGTGGTGTTGCCGTCGTTCGACTTGAGCACCACCGCCGTAGCGGGGTTGAACAGCGTCTTGCCGCGACCATCACCGATAATGACAGGATCGTCAACGACATCTACGTTGTGGAGCGCGGGGTCGTAAACATTGACTACGATCACCTCGGCACCTCCTTGTTTGTAGATCGCCTCCAGTGAGTATGGAATCGTAAACCCGGCGAGTTGCTCACCATGATTCTCGATAGCCTCCCGGCGTGTGGAAGTCGTGGACAGGACGTTCGTAGCACCAATCGGTGCGGTGCCCACCAGGGCGATAACCGAAGTAAGCGGTGCAGTGAAGCTGCTTTCCAGTCGTTCGATAAAATTAACCTCAAGGCCGTGAATAAAGGTGCTCATTTTTAGGGTTTTTACTGCACCGGCCCCGGCTCTACCATTCCTGGTCTAGTCGGGGCACTTGGCGCGGAGTTCTTTTCGTTTACCCTAGAGTGATGTTCACTAGGGCTTCGAGGTCAAGCTCGATAGGCTCGCCTTTGGACGTGGCAATGATGGTGTCTACCATCACCTTGTTCAGGTAAGCTGTGATGACCACCAGCTTTACCAGCTTCTCAGCTTCGGCTTCGCTGTCGGGTAAGAACTTGGTGGCGATGACGTGCTTGGTCAGTTGACCGAACTCATCGCCCTCGATGTCCTTGATCTCGGGGAAGGCCGCTTGCGCGGTTCCCGCGTTGCCGAGGGCCGCGAGCAGGAAGCCGGTTCCAAAGGATGTGTACTCTCCCGTGCTGATCTTCCCGTCGCCGTTGGCGTCGATGGAAAAAGCAGCAGCCGCCTGTGCGGCCACGGCTGTGATGAGCCTTTTCAGGTTCTCAATACCGAGTTGTTTACTGTCTTTCATGTAAGAGGTATTTTTAATAATGCGTGAAGTTACGTAGCCGGAAGCAGAAAACCAAAGGTGGCCAATAATAGAGAGAAAATGACCAACGAAGACCTGGGTTCTGGGACGCATCTACTGAAAGAGTGATTCGCCAATCGCGGCGACCGTCATGAAGAGAAAGAAGGCCAGCCCGACCAGGAACGGGAGCGCAAGGAGCAAAAACACGGCCGTGGCGCAGCCCGGTTTTTTCTTTTCGGGCGGTGCGTCTACGGTCGGCTTCGCAGGTTCGGCAACGACGACCGGAGGCTCCGGTTCGACAACGGCGATGGGGGTAGGTGACACTTCGGGTAGCAAGACAGCCGAATCTTCCGGCTCTTTCTCAACCTCGCCGCGAGCCACTTCGATGTACACGCGGTGTCCGTCGCTGAAAAGGGCATCCAGATACTTATACAGATCGAGATAGGCGTCGGTGCTGTTCTTACCTACGTAGTCATTACCTAGCTTGTAGTATCTTTTGTTGGGTAACAAGCAGCCGGACGTGTCGCTGATCGAATTGCCAATGTGCAAAAGAATCCAGGTGAAGCCGGGCACTCCGATAATGTGAGGGACGAACCTGTGGCTGAAGCTCTTAGAGTACCGCTGCAAGAACCTACTACCGGGGTCGGTTCGGGCAAGAATCTCGTAGGTGCCCGCCGGGATGCGCGTGTGGTGCTTGACCTTCACGAGGCGCGGGCCATCTTCGATAATGTAGCAGAGGTGCTCCCCCTGACTTGTCTCTAAGGCACTCACCGTGCTATCGTTGCTCTGGCCAAGATGCCGAAGCTTTATAGTAGTGATTTTCGTCTCCATTGCGCTATTTTTTGAAGGTTACAAGTACTCGGGTGTCGTCTGTGGGCGACGGGTTGTGTGGCGTGTGCTTCGTGCCTGTTGGGAAGACGGCAATTTCGCCTTTTGCCCAGACCTGGCCTGAGAGTAAATCTGCCAGAACGCCTTCCTGCACCTCGCAGCACTCGCCCACGTCATGCCAATGCTCGGGGAACTCAGTCTTTGGGGGTAGTCGGGTAATGAAACGAGCCTCGGTTCTGTCTTGGTATGTCTTGGTGTTGAACGTCCCGTTAATCATTCTTGTTTCATGAACAGGCCACACAACTATCTTAGCCCAATCAATGCGCTTAGAAAAGTCAGAGGAGATTATATCATTCATCTCCTTGATAATCTTACAAATCTTTCGCGTGTCCATCGGGGTAAATTTTACTCATGACTGTAATGTAGCAATCGGGGCAGTGTATTTTGAACGTTGCGATAATATGCCTTTGTTCGGCTGCGTCCGTGGCTCTCGCCATATCCTGTTGAACGGAGGTAATGAGTTTCTTTTTCATTAGCTCCAATTGTGCGTACAGCATCTCGGTGCTGTCCGCGTCAGCAGTACTTGCGGCAATCGCTTCAGCGGCATCCTTAACCTTGCGGTCGATGCGCCACTTTACCACTCCAGCCACGGCCGTCCCTGCGCCTAGTACTACGTACCACAGCTCCTTTACGGCTTCTACTATTGACATTATGTTTTTTTTAATCTTCGTACGGTTTTATTTTTTCAGCCTTGGTAAAATTCAAAGTCCTCCGGCTCAAGGCCATATATTTTGCTCACTCCCGCTTGGTACATCGTCAGTTTTGGCACAATATCAGTTAGTCTCTGTGATACAGTCGTACCAACCACCTGTAAAGCGACCTCCAGTTGGTTCGCCTCGACTACTGAGAAGCGCACGGTTCGGGTCTCTATTGTTCGTACCGAACTGGTCATGTCGTCACCTTCGCCTATCGTGTCGATTACGCTATACACGATTGTCGCTTCGTGCATATCGCGGTCTGGGGTGAAGATTACATTAGCCGTGCGGACATACACCACCGCTTCCGCGCCTGTAATGGGGTCGATTACGACAGGTCTCTTCGTTCTAATTTGGCTCATTATTATACTATTTTTAGGGTTCCGTTATCGTTCCATACGTCGCCAGTTTCCAGCCCGGTTACTGAGGTGGGCAGGCCGGAGAAGTTTATTGACGTTGCTTTGATTTTCCCATCTACGTGGAGTTTTTCAGTAGGTTCTTCTACGCCTATGCCGAAATTTCCGTTCGGAAGGACTACATACCTGAGTACTCCTCTGGCCCCAGAACTTGCTGGATTTGTGTAGTGCAAAAGCCTGCCATTCGAGAAGGAAGTCCAGATTGCTACGTCGTTTCCAACTCTTGATATTCCATGCGAGTTATTGATTCCGCCTAATGCAAAATTGCCAGTAATATAGACAGGTGCATTATCTACACGTAGTACATTGGTTAAATTTAAAATTTGCCTATCGTTAGGGGCACCTATGTATATACGTGCAAAAAGGCCACCGCCAGTAATGTATAAAGCGTTAACAGCAACATCTAGAATATCAGCAGCAACATATATACTTGCTGTTGGCCTTAGAAGGTCGTTGTTTCCGCTAAAGGTTAATTCGCCCTCAGCACTAACTTCCATTAGTGTTTTCCCCCCAGCATTTCGCCACTCCGCCAAGTTCGCGGTTTGCCCGGCTGCGCCCTGCACCCTCTGAACGACAACAGCGGCGTCATTGCCTTGAATGTGCTGGCGGGCAACAGGTAATGCAACACCTACCCCCACCCTACCAGCAAGGTATACAGCGTCGTCAGGGTTAGTGCCGTCTACGAATTTACCGCCGCCGCCGCCGCCGCCATCTGCGCCGCGTGGAATAACAAAATTAAACGTCTTGTTTTGTGCGTCCCCTGTTTCGGTCACGCTGGCATTAGTTCCTGCTTCGCCTGTCGTTGTGGTTCCTACCGACACGGTTGCGGCAGCACCAGCTTCGCCGTCCGCGCCAGCAGCACCATCTGCGCCGCGTGGAATAACAAAATTAAACGTCTTGTTTTGTGCGTCCCCTGTTTCGGTCACGCTGGCATTAGTCCCCGCTTCGCCCGTCGTTGTGGTCCCGACCGCCACGGTTGCGGCAGCACCAGCTTCGCCGTCCGCGCCAGCAGCACCATCTGCGCCGCGCGGGATTACAAAATCGAACGTCTTGTTTTGTGCGTCCCCTGTTTCGGTCACGCTGGCATTAGTCCCCGCTTCGCCCGTCGTTGTGGCCCCGACCGCCACGATTGCGGCAGCACCAGCTTCGCCGTCCGCGCCAGCAGCACCATCTGCGCCGCGCGGGATTACAAAATCGAACGTTTTATTTTGTGCGGTCCCTGTTTCGGTCACGCTGGCATTAGTCCCCGCTTCGCCCGTCGTTGTGGCCCCGACCGCCACGGTTGCGGCAGCACCAGCTTCGCCGTCCGCGCCATTCGTTACCGAAATCGTCACAGTTTCAACTGTTTCCTCTACTAATATATTTACAGCACTCATGTGGTTATATCTTTAGTGATTTCAATCTGTCCAACAATGTACGTTTTCGTATCTCCATTCAGGATAACCTGAAGGTCGAAGCTCCACACCCCCACGTGGGGCAAGGAGAACTTATCTTTCCTGAAAATACCCGCTGCGGCATCGGTCAGCGTAATACCGCCACCTGTGGTGAAAGCGACTTTTACACCTGAAAGGCTGAACGTCATTCTTACGTCCGCGCCGGTCAGGTTAATAGGCGTGGTAGTGCCTGCGCTGGTGGTGGTCAGCGTGAATGTCTTGGCGTCTATGGTATCGCCGCGAGGGTGTTCACCATAATTTAGGTATCCAGGTTTCATACTATTTGATTTTACAAGGTCGTGGTGTTAAGGGTCAATTCGATGAACGAACCGGGTAGTATGGTGACGGCATCGTCTACTGCTTGAGGGCTTGGCAGTTGCATAGCCGCCTCGACCCGTACCTGTGAGATGGGCCCAAACACCTGTAAGTTTCCCCGAAGCGAAACCATGTGTCGAGAAGGTGCCTCAGTAGTTTGATAAACTTCGCCGCCGCTATCAGAAAATGATAAGTTTAATATGCCCTTATTCTCTGAGCTGTACCCCCCGCCAAACCCCGGTCCTTCGACGGATAGGCGGTATTCTAATACGAGATTTGAGGAACTACCAAAAAAGATAAGATTGCTCCTTACCGCGTAGTTCCCCGCCGGAACATTCAACTTCAAATCTTCAACGTGCTCAAAAGATTGACCTGTAACAGCCGAGGTCACCTCAGTCGCAGCGCGATAGATAACCGGACGACCTGCCTGCAAGTCCCGGATGGCGGTCGCGGCAAGTCGGGTCTGTCCGGAGAGAGACGAGAGCGAGTCCCGAATCTCAGCGGCTGTTTGTGGCGCACCGCTGGCTCGCCACGTCGTGTTCCCCAAAAAAGCATCGAGCACATCGGAGATAGCCTGACCGCTGGAGGGTGGCGAGGCTCCGACCAAAGCCCGCAACTGCTCAAGGTTGGCCAAGCGCGTTTTGCCGTCAGCCAACGCCAGCAGCACCTTATCTTCCAAGGTGACCTGCGCGGCAGAAGTTATATCATTTAGATTTACGGTTTCCATCAAGTTGTAATTGTTGATTCCGTTAGTTTCGTTAAGCCCGGAGGGGCGTCGGCGGGTAGCGTGGTCGGGCCGAAGCTCAGCCCTTGCTCGTTAATAAGCGGTACGCGAATAATCGACGTGAGCACCAAGTACGTGTACGTGTAGAAACCGTCTTTGTAGCCCACAGGGTCTACGGTCATCGAAGCGACCCGGTGCAGGCCGTGTCCTGGCTTCCAGCCGTGTAGCAGGCGGCGGGACAGCTCCAGCCCCTGATAGAGACCTGCTTGACCGCGCTTTTTATTCGATTCCACCACGACGGCCAGCTCGATAAACTCCTCGCCGGTAGGAATACCCAGCGACAGGATTTCAGGGCGACCGGGGCTTGTCTTATCGCCGTAGCGGGAAGCCCCGTAGGCCACCGTGACGCGGCTGCGAGTAGCAGGCCGCTCCAGTTCGTCCTTCGTGTCGGGCATGGCCTGTACGACGAACCCAAAGTCGCGCATCGCCACGAGACGATCCAGAAACAAGTCTTCGATGGCGTCGTAGGTCATAGTGCCCGATTTATGTGCGTTTGAGTTTGTTCCGGCACCAAGGTGACCCGGAGAGTGTCCCCGTCTCGAATCTCCAGTATTGAAGTGGCGTTGTAGCGGATGCCCGCAACGGTCACTACCTCAAGTTCTATCGTTGCGCGAGACTTCACGCGCTCCGCAAGACCGTCGAACTGGCCGCGTAGGTACTCCATGTAGACGCGCTGTGGGTCAAGCTCCATGCCAGCTAAGAGGTAGTCTGCGGCTGGCTGCTTGATGAGTACAATGCCTTCCCATGTTTTAATCTCATCCAACGATACCCACGAGGCCGCGTACCCAAACGTGCGCTGAGCAGTAAAGAATACGTTGTCTCGCAGGTGGTCGAAGGGTGAGGACATCAGGTGGTTTTAGGCGTTGATCTTGACCTTTACGGTGGCGGCGGCGGACGGGACTGCCTCCACTACGACGCCTACGTAGATGCCGTTACCGGCATCTGCGCGAACGCTTACGTTGTTGGAGAACGCACCTGCGGGAACCATCACCTTAGCACCGAGCGCAAGTGCTCCGGTGGTCTTAGGCAGGGTGAACACGCCCGTCGTAGACAGGGCGATAAGGTCGGTGGTAAGGTCGGTGTCGCTGGTGGTTACCGCAACGCCTACCAAGGAGTTGACGGTCACGAGGGAGCCTCCGAAAATTTTCTCGGGGGCGATAATGTCGATGCTATCACCGGGCTGAATGTAATTTTTCACTTTATTGAATTTTTGGATGAAAGTTAAGAAACCCCACGCCTGGCAGGCCGGACGTGGGGTTTCGTTTAGTCGGACGTTCCGGTGCGGTTAGGCTCCGGGGTTCATGAACATACCGCGCCAGTCTAACGCTTTCGCGCCGAAGACCATGCGGACCTTGAGTTGCGTACCGTCAATGTTGAAGTTCTCAACAGCCTCGGTGTACAGCTCAGGGTGGCCAGCAAGCGTGGCGACCTCGATAGTGTCAATCGAGTTCGGGTCGGCGACCAGGAACCAGGCGTTGCCCAGTCTTGGCTCTACGATGACGGTGTAGGCGTTGGCGTGAATGTTGATGTCCTCCACCTTAGTAGCCGCGATGCCTGTCATCAAACGGTTAGCTAAAGCCTTGTTCGTCGGACCGACGATCAGGTACTTAGGCGTCGTGTTGATGAACGCTCCCTGCGAATCGGTCTGGGTCAGGAACATAAGCTCAGCGGCACTCAAACTCTCATTGCTGAGGGCCGCGCCGGTACCGAGGTTCTTGTGTGCGGTCGAGAAGAGCGCGTTTCCGTCGCTCATGTTCGGGTTGCCGGTGAGAATGGCGTACACAACGTCAGACTGACGTTGAGCAGCAGCCAGCGCGAAGGCAGCAGGCACCCGCGTCAGGAAGTTTAGGTCGTCGTTTACGGCCATCTCGTACGTGTACGTAAGGAGCGCACCGAACTTGTGTACAGCGTAGCCCTCCTCACTCTCGGAGAACGTGCCAGCTTTGTACTCTCCACCTTCGGGGATCAGGTCAAGCACACCTACCAATGAGGACAGGCGGGCCTTCTTTACCATGCGGAAGTCAGCGTGGGTTGTTGAGCTGGTCCAGTCGAGGAACGTGCGGGCCTGGTAGGCGTAAGCGCGGGCCAAAGACCGGTTGATGACGTTTCCGAAAAGGATGGGGAAGTCGGTGCTGGAGTGAAAGCCGCTACGAGTGAAGGCTTGCTTAACAATCTGCAAGCGGGTCAGTCCGGCGGTGCTCTCGCCGCGAAAGTCAAGCATGGCGCGACACATATCGGTCACCGACATATTTGAGTACGGGCGTTCGGCGTCGCTTACCTCCTTTGAATCGGGGACGTTGGCCGAACGAAGCAGGCTCGACGCCATACCTTCCATCATAGCAAAGGCGCGGTCGCCGCCGTCCAGAACGTCAGTAGTCACACTACCGTTAACACTGACTGGGTTGGCCGCAGCCCAACGCGCCGTAATGGCGCGGCTGGCGTCCAGCTCGGACGTGCCGGCAAGGACCAACTCAGCGGCATAACCGTCATCGAAGCCCGCAGCGCGAACTTGGCCTTGGATATTGGCCGCTCGGGTGCGGTCGTCCTCGAGGGCCTGGCGAACCAGGGAGGCCACGGCCCCCGAATCAGCCGCCGGAGTGGCGACTACCACGGGAGCGATAGGCGGTGCGGCTGCGCGGGTATCGTCAGCAGCGGCGGGGGTTGCGCCGGGGTCGGCGGCGATATTCGCTTTCATTATAGAATCTTTTGGTGAATTTAAACTTTCTTGGTTTCGTGAGTTGGCGTTGTCGTCAGCCGGAACTGCAACTAGGGAAACCTCGTAGGGTTGCCAGTCGATAATGCGGCGGGTGATCGTCTCGCCCGTATCTACGACCTCCTCCTCATACTTAAATGCAGTGTAGCCGATAGAGAATTTACGCAGCGTACCCTCCAAAACTTTACGAAACAGCTCGCGTCCCTTCGCGCTCGTGTCGAAGCGAACCACGGCGATCGCTTCGCGGGCCGTGGCGTCGATGCGGGCAGATAGCACAACTCCGATTACATCGTCATCAACGCTTCCGTCTCGGTAGTGATTATCGAGTAGGGGCGCACCGTTATTCATCTTATCGAGCCGGACGTGACCGGGTTCGTGGCTCAGCACCTCGTTGAAGATGACGCCATTCATATCGCGGCGCATATACGGCGTCTCGGAAGACATCGTAACCTCTACCGTGAAGGCTTCCACGCTGGCGGTTGACGGCCGGTAGCTGGCCTCAATGGCCCTCGTGTATTGGGCGATGTCGTTAGACGCGGTTGTTGTCATGGTGCAATAATACGAAGATTATTCGGGGCTACCAATTTTGGCAGGTTTCTTTTATTTAGCAGTCACTTTGGCCGGTGGCGTCGTGCCCTCCGTTTCGCCCGCGTCTGCGCCCTTATCATGCGCGATGTCGGCGGAGGTTTTAATCCCCGCAGCCTCGAAGCGGGCAATATCCGCAACAATCTGAGCCTCCAATACATCTGGGTCGTAGCCCATCTCCCGAACGGCATCTTGCCACGACGTCAATCGGGCGCGGAGCTTATCAACTATACCCTTCGTCTCTTTGACGACATCAAGCATCTCGCGGCGTGGTGGCGTCCAAGACGGGCGAAGACTAGCACCGGCCTGAATCTGACCTGCGATGGTCATGGCTTGCCGGAACCAGCCCCACACGCCGCCGCCTAGCTGCGTTATCACGATCTCATCCTGCCATTCTTGTATTCCTCGCTGAATCTCTACCGCCGCCATGCGTGCCGAAGAGAAGTTGACGTTGCTGTAATCGTTGGTCAGAGCTTCGTAGCTTATGTTTAATCCCGCGCTTACTTCTTGCAATATGCGCGTCGTGTACGGTAGGTACTCCCGCGTCTCGGGAGGACTGCCAAACGAGACACTCTCGCCGGGGCCAAGTCGCTCGATCATTCCCGGCTCTATGCGCTCCGGTAAATAGCCCTCCTCGTTTGAGCCGGGTCGAGAGCCATTGTCGCCGTGGATAAACACGGCGAAGCTGGATGCGATCTTTTGCCGCATGAGCGTAGCGTCCGCATAGTCATCAAAGTCGCGTAGCTTCAACAGCGAAGCCGCAAGCTCCGATACGCCTCGGTTCTGTCCGGGTCGCTCCTCCATGAAGATATGCAGCATATCGGCTGCGAGGACGCGGCTTCTCAAAGGGCTTTGATATAGCGTGCTGCTGCCTGGATGACTGTCGTAGATGTGATAAGCCTGCACTTGGCCGGCTTTATTGAACTCGATGCCATTTTGAACGTAGTTCCCGCCCCTCAAGCTGAGGCTGTCCAATACTACGCCCTCCGCCAAAAAGTCGGCTTCGAGAACTTGAAGCTGCAAGGGTGCCTCTCCGTTCGGGCCTAGTGCCCGGAGGCGAACCTTCCGAACCAGTACCTCGCCATCAACGAAGCAGCTATTGACCACCTGGCGTTGTATGCCGTACAGGTTCTTGCGCCCGTAAAAGTCACAAGCCGTGCTTCCGGCCCAAGTCTTCCACATCTCCTCAACCCGTTTCGTAAAATTGTCCTCCACGCCATCCAGGGTGAGCTTTATGCCGCGCCCTACGACGCTGGTGCGCCAAGACTTAACCGCCCGCTTAGCGAAGGAGTTGTTGCGGACTATATAGCGGCCCCGGGCACGTAGCAATGGCGTTACCGTTCCTACCTCCGTAGAGGCGTCCGCCATGCTGCCAGGCATATTCTTGGTACGCTTGGTGCGTCCCGCCGCCTCATACCTGCGGTAGTGCTCAATGGCGTCACGTTGCGCGTGACGCTTCAGTCCCCACTCTGGAGCTACGTAGTCTACTATTCGGTCAATTAGGTTCATACCGTCTTCGTTGAATGGAAAATGCCCACAGTACGATTGCCGAAGCTAACTCTGTTCCCGCCCGTGATCTCGTTTATCATTAGCGTGCGGAGCCTGAGCAAGTCGGACAGGCTGCGGTAGGTGACCATTTTGTCGCCGTACTGCACCTGCGTCGCACCAGTAGCGATGGCGGCGTTAATGATGGCTAGGTTGGCCTCCGTAAACGAGGGCACGAAGTTCTCCGCAGTGTAGGTGTACATAAACAGGTTTTAGATGGGTGAAGGTAAGGTAAATAATGCTATGACCAATGCTCACTCTCGCCGCGTCGTTTCTTTCGCGCTCGCGGTGGCGGTTTCTGCTCCTCCGCTTCGGGGGCACTAAGGTAAACCAACTTCATGTTTGTTGGTTGTGGCGGCGTGTAGCCGATGTTCAATTCGCTCTCCCAGTCCTTCTCGGACCAGCGATCTACGCCGACCAGGTGGACGGCTGCGCGGGCGTAGACCCGGCAGTCAAAAGCCTCGTTGCGCGGACGACGTTTCTCCCACGTCCAGCGCATATACCCCTTCATGTCCTTGCGAGCGACGCGCCGCTCCGCACATAGCATATTGTAGTACTCCAGCGGGTAGCCGTCGGGGAAGTAGCAATACCCGGACGGAGCCTCGCCCTTGCCATCTAGGTCTAAATTCATCTTCGCGTAAACCTCCGACTTTATCAGGTCAACGCCGAGCGTCCACAGTCCAACTCCCGCGATCTTCTTACCCGACCCGCTCAGGTCCACCGGCTGACTGGCTCGTAGCAAGGTAGACTGCTTAGAGTTGTCCTGGCCCTTCACCGCCATCACCAGCGCAGAGCTGTGACGCCGACACCAGGCGTAAACCTCAACCGTGTTGTAGCCGGAATCCACCGCCATCTTACTCAAGCCCATCTCGCGGCCGTCGGGGCGCGTCCAGGTGCGGTACAGCAAGTTGGTGAGGTCATCCCACACTTTGGGTTGCGTCGTGTCACCTGGCAGCTCGTGGTAGTCGATGCTCCACGATCTCCCCATGAAGCCCCAGCCGACTATCTCTACCTCCAGTCTGTTTTTCTGCACGTCCACCCCGGCCGTCAAGATAGCCGCGCCATCCGGTATCTCGCCGCGTGCGTACCCGCCAGCCCGGTCGTAGAGCCTCTGAGGCTTAGGCGTTATGCTTTTGTTCTTTGTCGTCTCTCCGAACACGGTGTTGACGACCACCTTACGCTTCGCGTCGTCGTTCTCACGCTCCGCTACCTCAACCTGGTTAGCGATGTCGGCCCAACTCTTCCACCCCAAAGGGCTGTACAAGCTGCTAAGGTGGTAGCCGCGTTTGGTCTTGCTCGCGCCCGAGGGGTTGGTGACCGTCCATACCCCCTGCGCCAGCATCTTCGACTTAAAGCGTTCCTCGATTAGCTCCTCGCAACCCACACATTGATACTTCACGTCCTGAATGTCCTTCAAGTCCTTGTCGTAAACCATGCGTGACCAAACGAGTTGCTGCATGAGGCCACAGTGAGGGCAGGGTACGTGGTAGTAGCGCATATCGGAAGCCTTGAAGTACTCAGCTATCAAGCTGGTGTCTTCGTCCGTAGGTGTTGATACATACGCGATCTTTTTAGAGCTTCCGAAAGTTGACGTTCGCGTCTTAGCCAGCTCGACAGGACTGCCTTCGTTGTCCAGGTCGTTCGGGTAGGCGTCCAGTTCGTCCATCAACAAAAACTTGATCGGAAGGCTACGCAGACTGGCCGCTGAGTTCGCGCCGCCGAAGACGATCACCCCACCGGGGAAGCTTTTCTGCGTTATCGTGTTGCTGGAAGTTCTGGACTTGCCTATGCCGACCTTGGCCAGCAGGGTCGGCGACGCCTCAACCATAGGAGTGAAGCGCATCTTGGTATTTTGCTCGCTAGTACCCGAAGTGGGCATGATCGACAAGATGGGGCCGGGGTTCACGTCAATCACATACCCCATAACGTTGTAGAGCATCTCCGTGATCCCGATCTGCGCTCCCTTCATGAAAATCACCTCCCGGATAGGGCTGTAAGCGTCAAAACAATCCATGGGTTCCTGCAAATAGGGCGTTTTGGCTGTGCGCCACAGTCCCGGCTCCGCGCTGGCCTGCGAAGACAAGACGCGGTGTGTGTCGGCCCACTCAGTAGGCGTGAGGCGCGGCGGCGGGCGCAGTCCGTCAAAACAGCCCGCAAGCGTGAGGAATTGCATATTTTAGCCCTTTGATGCCACTTTGTAGGCTTTCCCGACCGTCAGGCCTAGGGGATAGTCCGGGTGCCAGTAAAGATAGGCGAAGTAGGACCAGTCCCGGTCCTGTAAAATGAAGTCTCGCTTTTCGTTCGCAGTCATGGTTACTTGTTTGTGATGTCAGGTAAGCGGGTTAGTGCCGTCAGCGCGGCGTCGATCTCTTCAGTAATCAGCCTTATGACCTCCACGCGGTCAGTAGCAGCCATAACGCCATCCACCACGCGCACCGGGACGCCTTCAAGTCTGTTCCTTATCATCTTACCGAAGGTGTACAGCTCAGTGTACACGTCCTCCCGGCGAACCAGGTCATTTTGCGACTGCGCCAGCTCGATCTCGGCCTTCAGCACCTTCGTGGTGTCTGCTGCAATCCGGACTTGAGTAGCCGTCATCGCGGACAAGCGTTCTCGCAACTCGCTCAGCACCTTGTCCGACGTTCCTGTCAGGTCAAGGCTCGCCCGCGAGGCCGGGAGGGGAGATGCAGCGGCGGCGGCTTCCTGGAGGGCGGTAATCTCATCCGCCGTCTTGCCTCCCTTCGGTGTCTTTACGTGCTTTGGATCAACGGCAAGATACCAGGTGTCGTTGACGCGCTTCTTGTGGAAGACGAAAGTTCCATCGCCTAGTTTGCGGTGGTCGCCGAGAGCTATGCGGCCACTCCGGGCACCCCGGCGCAGCGACCGCACCGGTATGCCTAGCGAAGCGGCCATGACCTTCGTACTCACCCACCCTGGCTGCGACTTTTTTGGCTTGTCAATCACTTTTTGAAACTTATGTTGAGCAGGGGCCTCTCGCCCCAAGGTAGGTAAAATACGCTATTTATCTGAAACCGAAAGCCGGACCCAACGTGGAAGCTCTACCAAGCAGGTAGCCGAGGCGGTTAGTGAAGTCGTTGTCAATTTGTTGGCGCAAGATAGCAAGTAAACCCGGATCGTCCAACTTTTGAGCTACGGTGGTGGTCATGATCTGGGTCATCTTGCCCTTGCCCGTCCCCACGCCGTGTGGCCCGAACTTGAAACCTTGACCTCGTTTGTACCGTCCGCGAGCGAACACTCCGAGGGTGGAGCCGCCGCCACCGGTCGGGACGCGCTGGAGAAATGCTCGCTTAATCATTTTCCTGCCTCCCTTGCCCGGCGATATACTCACCTTAGTGCCAGCTTTTAGCTGCGTAGGGCGAAAGTTTCGCGCCCGCAAAGGGGCAGACTTTGAACCGAGGGAAGACTGGAGCTTGCCCGGACCAGCTTTCGTGACCTTGAGTTGAGCTTTTACAACCGTCGCGCTCAGCCTAAGCTTGCTGCGGGTGTACTGTTGCGAAGGTTTAACCAGCTTAGCAGTAGTGTGATTGAGTGCCCGGTAGGTTGCCTGCTCCAGCGCGGGTCCAGACATATCAATATACGCCTTCGCTAAGTCTCGCTTTAGTGTCGTCAGGTCCAATTCGATCTCGATCATGCCGTAAAGGTAGTTGAAACGGCCGATTCCGCCAAAAGTCGTAGGAGTATAGGCAAACCGACAGCCGCACTGTTCCGCACTGTTCCGCACTGTTCCGCACAACTAACTGACTGTCAGCACTTTAATTTTCAAAGCGGAACAGTGCTCTTTTTTGCTGTTCCGCGTAACTCATTGACTGTAAGCACTTTAATTTTCAAAGTGGAACAGTAAATAAGAGAATGTTCCACTTAACTCCTTGAGTGTCAGCACTTTACGTCAAAAAGGTCTTTTTTAAGAACTCCAAACTTTGGGGGGTCTGTTTTAGAGGGTCATTCCGGGTTTACCCCGTAAGCTTATAAGCCCTTTACCCCCTTTTCTCTATATTACTTTATGTCTTTATATAGAGTTACTGTTCCTAAGAGAGATAATACCCTGATAGTCAAAGAGTTAGGTGGAACATTCTCCAAATTTACTGTTCCCGCTACATCTTGTAACTAGCTGACAGTCAACAAGTTACAAGGGAACAGTAAAAGAAGTTGACTGTTCTACTGTTCTTTTTGCCCCATTTAGTTCGCTAGTTTAAAACTTTATTGCTTAAAAATCCTTCCTTTCACATGACCTATCGCAACTATACCATCTCTCGGGGAGTGCCCGAGCTACTCCCGGACGGTCGCCGCATCGGGCACTTCGACATTGTGGACCCCAACGGAGTGTTGATCGACGTGGCCGAGTACCCGGTCGGCAACAGCTTCGCCCGCGCCCTGGCCTTGCTTGACGCTCGCCGCCGGGTTGACCGGGCGGTGGCTGCTAGTGGTGGCTGATCGCCTCCGGGGCCGGGTTGCGGTGCCGGTGATGGCGGCGGTGGCGGTGCGGGCGGTGGCGGTGCGGTCGGTGGTGGCGGGCTGGTGATGGCGGTGCGGGCGGGCGGTGGTGGTGGTGGGTTGGTGGTGGTGGGTTGGTGATGGCGGTGCGGGCGGTGGCGGTGCGGTCGGTGGTGGCGGGCTGGTGATGGCGGTGCGGGCGGTGGCGGTGCGGTCGGTGGTGGGTTGGTGGTGGTGGGTTGGTGATGGCGGTGCGGGCGGTGGTGACGGGTTGGTGACGGGTTGGTGATGGCCCCCCTCGGGTTGATTGCGGGGCGATTCCTATTGTAGACTGGATGCCCGCGCGGGTCAGCCCTTTGAAAATCAAAAACTAGCGAAGTTTCGGGGATCTCTGACCCGCATTCCTGAAACGGCGCGAAGGACCCCACCTAATAGCCTGATAATCAAACACTTATGTATATTAAAAGTCTTAAAGTCTTGCTTTAGCACCCGGATTGTCTCAAAACGTAAATGTTTGACGTTCAGCACTTTATACATAGGGCGTTTTATTTTACTCATCCAATGATTTCTAAACTTAACTACGCAGAGACCCATAAGTAGGCCGGATCGTGCTACCTTATATATATAGGTCTCAAAAACTAAAGGGAAAAGAAAGTAAAAATAAAGTATAAAAAACTTGCAAGTATGGGAAATTAGTTCGTACCTTGCACCTAGAAAGAGGGAAACAATTCCGTTTACCTCAAAACTTAGAACAAAATGACTACTTCCACTACCACTAACACTACCACTACTAATAACCATACCAACAGTACTCACTTCGCTGAATACTGGAAAGCCTACGACGCGGCTTTTGGGGTATTTAAGTCGGCAGGCTTCACCGACAACAGCGACGACGTAGCCGTCGACGCGCTAGTTGCTGCCGGAGCGTCCATTTTGAAGTTGTCAACAGTGTCGGCCGACAATGTTGAGGCAGCCTGGACGGCGGCCGCTAAAGCGGCCAAATGTAGGGTTAACCCCAAAACAGCCGCTAAGGAATACCGCGCGGCCGTCAAGGCTGAAAAGGTAGCAGCGGCCGCTTTGGCGGTTGCCACTGATCGGTTCTACGGCGCGTACACGCAGGACAAACAAGATTGCTACACCACATACAAGGTGGCGGCCGCGTGTGCTGCCTCGGCGCGTCTAAAAGTTGTGGCGGCAAAGGTGGCGGTAGACACTCAAAGGAAGGGAGAGACATTAACCCGGAAAAGCGCGGAGGGCCGCACTTTCCGGACCTCTTTGATCGGATTAGAAATCCTTGGATGGAACTTCGACGCGCAATATATCGCGCACTTTAAGACACTTTACGGGCCTCATGCCTTCCCTTGCGGGCAGGGCATGGCTGATGCGGCCGCGCGGTTTGAAAATTCAGACGTTTGTATCCGTTGCCAAGAAGGTGAGTTCTCTTATGCCATTGACGGCGGAGAATACCAACCTTCCGGAGACGATACGGCTACTTTAGGAGATCTTAACCTTCTTTTAAGGTTGGAAGATCTTACTGAGGTCTTTTAGTCACCTTCCGGTACTACCGTTCCCCGTTCAATCCCTCACCGGCCGGAACCGGGTTAAGGTAGTACCGGACGTTTTGAGCCGGCCAACTGAAAAGAAAGTAAAAATAAAGTATAAAAAACTTGCAAGTATGGGAAATTAGTTCGTACCTTGCACCTAGAAAGAGGGAAACAATTCCGTTTACCTCAAAACTTAGAACAAAATGACATATCAGATAATTACCTCCGATAAATTTGACGCTTTCTTTGATGCGGTAAAGAATTACTCAGTTCAATTATACCTCACTGACCATGACGGCGACCCAATCGAAGGGTTTACGGGCGACGATCTTAGCAACGACGCCGAACGTAGTTTGTTAGAGGTCACGCGGCTTTTTTGGTCGCAGGGACTGCGTCACATAAACGTCTTTTTGACTGATGGAAGTAAGGTAACCTGCGAAGATCGCGATGTGTTGGATCAATTCGGGTGTTGGCTAGCGGCCGCTTTTGGCGGTCGTGGAATTGGTTTCACTGATACGTCTGTTGACGTGGAAAGTGACGGCCTTCCATACGATGGTGAAAACAGCCAGGAGCAACTAAAAATACTAGCCCGTTACTTTTTTAGCGACTGCGGGATGTATGTTGAGGAGGGCGCCATTCATATAGACGGACCCCCCTGTTTACAACTCCATTGGGCGCAAGCCGGATCGTCCTTTAACGAATACCCTACGCTTGACAACTGAAAAGAAACTGAAAAGAAAGTTCAATAAACTTGCATACGTACAAAATTAGTTCGTACCTTGCACCTAGAAAGAAAGGAGCAATGTTGCAACCTTCAAAACATAGAACAATGAAAACCAAAGATCAGATATTCAAGTCATTAGTCGGTAAGATCGACGAACGCTTCACCAAAATTCAGATTACAGAAACATGTTTTTCCCTTAAGCCGGGACGCAAAACAGTTTTCCAGATAGACCGTATTTCTACGCGGGAAATATCCAGGAAAGAGTATGCACTCATTCTTGCAGAGGTTCCGGGCTTCCGCAAAACGGGAGGCAAAGAAACGGTAACCAAAGGGTACACTCATAGTGGGTACTTGCCCGTAAAGCTTGTTTCAACGTCGCCGTTGGGAAGTTTCAAAACGGTGAGGGTATTTAAGTTCGTGAACCTAGCTACCTTTTAGCACCCGACCCCACCTACCTTGCCCCGCCCCGACACAGACCTTTAAAAGTCAGTGTCGGGGCGGGGCTAAGGTGTTGCCAGACGTTTTGTCTGGCTTAATCGGCGACCATTTGCGGACGTCACAACATAGAAAAACATGACTACTCAACTTAGCACAGTGTTCGGCAATGTAAACTGCCATTCAACGAGAGACGATGGCACAACGTTTGACACCATTGGCCAGCACGGTCTGGAAATTCTCGCCGTCAACGGGGCCAATGACGGCCCCTACTTTGAGCCCACCGAGGGTACAGAGTATGGCCGGTGGAGTAATCTTAACGACAAATGTATACAGATTGCAGACTGCAATCTTTTTACCCTAGTGGACGAGTTAGACCGCGCGGACGGAGAGTTCGCTATTGACAGCACCGACACAGACGTACCGCACAACTACGGCGCATGGTGTGCGTGGGTTATCCCGGCCGGTAGCGGCCCGACACTTTACGGCCGGGTAAAGGCCGAACTTAAAAATATCAAGAAGGCCGCTAAGGCCGATAAGAAAGCGGCAAAGAAGGCCGCTAAGGCCGATAAGAAAGCGGCAAAGAAGGCCGATAGGAAGGCCGCTAAGGCCGCTAAGAAAGCAGCAAAGAGAGAAAGAACGTTTCAAGACCTAGATGCGGACGCCCAACGACGGGGGAAACGTTAGCTAGCCTCCTTCCCCGACGTTACCTTGCCCCGCCCCGACACAGACCTTTAAAAGTCAGTGTCGGGGCGGGGCTAAGGTGTTGCCAGACGTTTTGTCTGGCTTAATCGGCGACCATTTGCGGACGTCACAACATAGAAAAAATGAAGTACGTAACTATCAAAGGCCAAAGGAATAAGATTACCAAAAAGTACATTCGGGAGGTCTTACGTCTACCGAATTTCCTAAGCTACTACTCCGAGCATTCAAGTAATTTAGTGGCCATAACGATCCAATACAACCATAGGTATAGCGAGGATAACCTAGCTAAGACCGTGGGGGTCGTATACAACAATTTTGAGCTGTTGGTCTTAGAGTTTGAAAACGACCACCAGTACGGCGGGTGAGATTATCCGCTTACCTCCACCTTGCCCCATTCAAGCCATTACAGGTTTGAATGGGGCAATGGCAATGTAGGACGTTTGCGCCTGATGCTTTGCGCCTGATGCTTTGCGCCTGATGCTTTGCGCCTGATGCTTTGCGCCTGATGCTTTGCGCCTGATGCTTTGCGCCTGATGCTTTGCGCCTGATGCTTTGCGCCTGATGCTTTGCGCCTGATGCT